ATAGTTGTTTCTGGTAGTGGTAGAATTAATGCATTTGACAATACGTTTATAACATTTGATAGTGGAACTGAAAGGTTTGACGAAACACAATTTACTACATTAATGAGTGATACTACTAAGAAGTTTGATAGTTCTACTGTTAAGTTTGATGGTTCTGGTGGTGATGAAACGGTAAGAGATGCTGCTGGTCAATACGTCACTGATTTTGCTGAATCTGGTATCACTTTTGACAGTAGTATAAATAAGTTTGATGAAGGTACAAGAGCTAGTGGTTCTTCAATACCAAGATTTGATGATGGTGTAAACACATTTGATAAAAATAATTTGAAATTTGATAACGCTGGTATTATAAGGAAGTTCTCATCTGGTACTGTTAAATTTGATTCAACCAATAATACTTTTGACTTAGGTTAACAAACTATATAAATAAATGAAAGATTCTAATTAGGAGAAAAATAAATGGCATATCAAGCACTTGGTCTTGGTTCTTCAGCGAATGACGGTACTGGTGATGACCTCAGAACTGGTGGAGACAAGATTAACGATAACTTTGTAGAAATCTATACCAAACTTGGTACTGGAACTGCATTAACTAGTGGTATCAGCGCAGATGCTACTCATGTTACTTTAACATCACCAAAAATAAACCAAATCGAATTTGAAGGTTCTACTGCTGACGCAAATGAAACAACTCTTGCAGTTACAGACCCAACAGCAGACAGAACAATTACTTTGCCTGATGCAACTGGTACTGTATTGTTAGACTCATTAATTGAACTAGGAACTGGTAGTGCAATTACTGATGATAGTCAAAACGAATATCTTAAATTTGCTAAGATTGCTAGTGCTGTAAACGAACTTACAATTACAAACGCAGCTACTGGTGGTAATGCATCTGCATCCACATCAACTGCACCTACTCTTAGTGCAACTGGTGAAACTAATGTAGACCTTTCATTACTTCCAAAGGGAACTGGTCATGTTACAATGCGTTCGCCTGGCGGTACAAACAATCAAGGTGCGATTAAACTGAACTGTGAGAGTAATAGTCATGCTCAAACTCTAATGGGTCAACCTCACTCTGCAGCTGATAGTGGTTTCTTCATGTTACCTCTAGATGGTGGTTCTGCAAGAGCAACTCCTAACGTATTGTTGAGTGGTGCAAAAACTGTTGTGCAAACTGAAACTGCAACTGGTGGTGGTTCTGCCGTTGCATTGTCAGTTAATACAGCACATAGTGCGATTGTAACATCTGGTGCTCAAGCATTTACACTTGCAAATGGTGTTAACGGACAGATTAAAACTATCTCAATGGTAACAGACGGTGGTGATGCAACTCTTACTCCAGCAACTTTAAATGGTGGTACAACAATTACTTTCGGTGACGTAGGTGATGGTGTAGTATTAATTTACAATACAACTGGTGGATGGGCAGTTCTTGCTAACAATGGTGTTGCTGTCGCTTAATAATTAAGTAAGGAGTAGTCAATGGCTATTGATACATTAGGAGCAAACGCTCTTGCAAGTAACTCTGTAACAACTGCAAAAATAGCGAATGATGCCGTAACTGGTGCAAAGATTCCTGCTGATGCAGTTGTTGCCGCTGACATTGCTGATGGTTCAATCACTCAAGCAAAAATTGCTTCTACCGTAAGATTAGGTCTTAAATCTGTTCAAGTCTTTACCTCAAGTGGAACATATACAAAACCAACTGGTATCAATACTATCAAAGTATTTGTAACTGGTGGTGGTGGTTCTGGTGGTGCTCATGGTATAGCTAATGACATGGGTTCTGGTGGTGGTGCTGGTGGAACTGCGATTGAGATTATAGATGTATCTGGTTTAAGTTCTACTGTTGCTGTAACAATTGGTGCAGGCGGCGCTGCTGCCTCAGCCGGTAGTAATAATGGTAGTGGTGGTGGCACATCTTCATTTGGTTCTTACTGTTCTGCCACAGGCGGAAGTGGAGGTTCTCATGGTAATGTTGGTGCTGGTGTAGGTGGTACTGGTGGTGTTGGAAGTGGTGGTGACATAAACCTATCTGGTGGTTCTGGTGGTAATGGTTGGGATAATTTTAATGTAACTGCCACTTACGCAAGAAGTTTTGGTTTTGGAGGCGCTTCTTATTATGGTGGTGGTGGTCGTGGTTCATCATATTCTACAATCGCTGCTGAAGGAGGCCTCGCCTTCGGTTCTGGTGGTGGTGGGGTACACGCAACACATGGTGGTGCTTCTGGTGCTGGAAAGGCAGGAGTAGTTTATGTTGAGGAGTATGCATAATGAAAGCTCTTATTTTAGACGGTAAAGTTGTTGACTTAAATGAAAAAGAATTTGAAGTACATTCTTCTTTGTCTTGGGTAGACTGTGATGATAATGTTGCAGTAGGTTGGACTTATGATGGTAAAGATTTTAAGACAAACGAGATTAAATTTACAGAGGAAGAAGAGTTACAAAAATTACGTTCAGTGAGAGATAATTTACTTACTTCGTCAGATTGGACTCAGATACCAGATGCTTCTATCACAAATGCAAAAAAAGAAAAGTGGAAAACTTATCGTCAAGAACTTCGTGATATTACTAAAACTGCGAGTAGTGTAGATGATGTAAAGTGGCCCACAAAACCTTCTTAGGAATATGAATAAATAACTTTATAGGAAAGAACAATGGCAGCGATTATCACAGAAAAATTTAGACAGTCTAATGCAGATGCATTTTTCGCTGACGTAGCATCTAGTAAATACTATATGTTCGTTGGTAAACCATCTCCTTGGACTTCAGAAGGTGCGGCTACGGACAGTGCTCCGCCTGCTCCAGTAGATAGTATTGCACCAGAGTCATATTATTGGGATGATATGCTGGCTGCAAAACTTATATCTTCAAAATCATATGTAGTACCTCGTAGAGACTTTTCAACTTCAGTTGCATTTGATATGTACAGACATGATATTGGGTCTACCAGTACTGGTAATTATAGTAACACAAAAACTACAAGTTCAAGTGGTGCAACAAACGTATTTGATTCTACATATTATTTTAAGACATCTGAACATAAAGTATATAAAGTGCTTTATAATGGTGACCAACTCCAAACTGGTGCAAGTAATATTTCTGGAAGTGAACCAACTTCAGTAAATGCAGCTCCATTTTGGCAAGATAATAATTATTATATCAAGTATATGTATTCTATGACAACTTCAGAAGTACAAAACTTCTTGACAACTGACTTTATGCCTGTTAAAGTAAATGCAAACGCAGATGCAAATAGAGGTGTATATGTATTCATGGTAACATCTGGTGGTTCTGGGTATCCAAATGGAACATATTATACAAAACTTAGAGGTGACGGTGATGGTAATGCAAAAGCAAAACTAGTTGTTGCTGGTGGTTCTATTGCAGAGTTTGGTAACAATGCTTTATCTTCAACCTCATATATGCAAGCAAATGGTACTGCATATTCTTTTGCAAACTTTGACCTTGCTGGTACTAACATCTATACTGATGCAAACTGTACTACACTTATCTCTGGTGCAACTCTAACAAATTGGAATGGTGCAACTGCTGGTACAATCAAAGCAATTATTGACCCAGCTGCTGGTCATGGTGCAGATGACATTGCAGAACTTGGTGGTCACTATGTAATGTTGCAATCTAAATTAGAACCTTCAGATTCAGATGTTGTTCAAGTAAACGATTTCAGAAGAGTTGGTATTGTTAAAAATCCAAAAGACTCTGCAACAAATAATATTGCAACACTTTCAACTGCAAGAACAACTAATGCAATCTTAATGGCATCTGGTGGTTCTGGGTCATATCAGATTGATGAGAAAATTACACAAGCAACTACTGGTGCAAACGGTACTGTGGTAGAATGGGATGCAACTAATAGAATACTTTACTATGTTCAAGAAATATATACAAACTATGGATTAGATGCAAATAAAAACCTTACTGCATTTTCTGGTGCAAACGCTGTAACTGGTGCAAATTCAAATGCAGTATTTACTCCTTCAGTTGCAACATCTGGAACTACTAACGGTGTAGTCTTTGCAAGTGGATATGCAATTCCAGAATTGACAAGGGATACTGGTGAAATAATCTATGTAGAAAATAGAAGAGCAATCTCAAGAGCCTCAGACCAAACAGAGGATATTAAAGTCGTAGTGGAATTTTAAAAAATGCAAAAAACCGATTTAAACGTAGCACCATATTATGATGATTTTGACACATCTGATAACTTTCATAGAGTACTCTTTCGTCCAGGCTTTGCTGTTCAGGCAAGAGAATTAACTACTCTACAATCAATTCTTCAAAATCAAGTTGAAAAACACGGTAGACACTTTTTTAAAGAAGGTTCTATGGTCATCCCTGGCCAGATTACCTTTACAAATAAGTACTATGCAGTAAAGTTACAATCAACTTTTAACTCTGCATCTATCGCTGGATACTTATCGTCTTATGTCGGTTCAATTATCACTGGTGGTGTATCTGGTATTACTGCAAGGGTTGTAGGATATGCAGATGCAACAACAACTGATTCACCAACTCTTTATGTAAAATATTTAACAACTGCAACGCAGACTGCAAGTGCAACTGCTTCAACTGGTGCCTCTATTGCAAACTCTACAGTAGAATTTGTAAATGGTGAAAGTCTTTCTGCTGATAAAGTAATTAGTTCATTTAGTGCTAATAACCTTTCCTCTACTCTATTAACAAGTGGTGCAACCTCTGTCGGTTCATCAGCTGGAATTGAAGAAGGTGTTTATTTTGTTCGTGGTCAGTTTGTTCGTGTGCCTGCACAAAGAATTGTTCTTGACAAATATACAAATACTCCTTCTTATCGTGTTGGTTTGACGGTAACTGAAACTCTTGTTACACCAGAAGCAGATACAACTCTTTTGGATAACGCATCTGGTTCTACAAACGTAAATGCAAAAGGTGCTCACAGACTTAAAATAGATTTAACTCTTGATAAACTTCCATTAGGTTCTTCTGATGACGATAACTTCATAGAATTACTTAGATTGAAGAATGGTGCTATTGAAAGATTAGTTGACAGAACAGATTATAATGTATTTCAAGAAAACCTTGCAAGAAGAACATTTGATGAATCTGGTAACTATACAGTAAGACCTTTTGGTATTGATATTAAAGAACAATTAGATGATGGTTCTAATGAGGGTGTTTACAGTGCCGCTCAAACTTCAGACCAAGGACAGACTCCTTCAGAAGCTAACGCAACTATTCAAATAGACCCAGGCAAAGCATATGTTCGTGGTTATGAAATTAATACTGTTGTTCCTACATTTTTAGATTTACCAAAACCAAGAACAACTGATAATTTTGATGCAGCTATTACTGGTGTAGAAGTCGGTAACTTTGTAAGAGTAGAAAAAGCATTTGGTTCTCCAGATGTATCGCCTTTTATTTCTGGTGAGGTCGCAGAACCATATCGTACAGTTGAATTACACGCAATTAAAAATGCAAGTAGAGGTGCTAGTCCTAACCAACTGATTGGAGTTGCAAGAGGTCGTGCATTTGAACACGCATCTGGTAATGATGGTGCTGGTGTAAATGCACTTGCAAGTTCCTCTGTAACAAGTTCACAATTTAACTTATATCTTTTTGATATTCGTATGTTTACAACTATTCAACTTAGTGCAAACTTTGGTGGAAGTCCAAATGGTGTAGCACAAGGTTCAAGAATTACTGGACAAACTTCTGGTGCAAGTGGATTTGTTCATACTGCTGTTAACAATTTAGTTAGTTTGATTACCGTATCTGGTAATTTTAATATAGGTGAAAAACTAATTTCAACTTCACAGACTACTGGTAATAATGCTAATCAACTTATAGAAGATGCAAGTAATAATGAACTTACAGTCGCAGCTATTACAGCACAAAACTTTGATGATGTAAAATCTGTATTCATGAATTCACCAAATACTGGTGCAGACTTTACTGCTGATACTGTACTAAGTTCTACTCTTACACTTGGTGGTAATGTTTCTATGAACGGTTCAAATGCAACTGTTACTGGTTTTAACACAACATTTACTCTTGACCTTAAAGTTGGTGACTTTGTTACTGTGCCTGGAGCTGGTGGTTCTGGTTCTGATTTAACTGCAAGAGTTAATGCAATTGCATCTAATACATCTTTGACACTTGCAAGTAACTCTGCGACTGCTGTTACATCTGTTCAAGCGGTTAGATTAAGAAATCAACTTCGTGACCAACAAAAGAACGTACTTCTTAGAAAACTAAGAAAGAAAAGAATTAAGACATTAAAGACTGATGCAAATGATGGTGTGTCACAAACATCAATGACCTTTAGAAAACAGTTTGTTGTTACAACAACTTCTTCTGGTGAAATTAATTTAACAACTGGTTCTAATGAATCATTTGGTGCAAAATCAAATACTGATTATATTGTTACAATTATAACTGCTGGTTCTGCAATTGGTGGTAGTTCTACTACTGCATCTGCTGGTGATACCATTAATCTTAGTGCAACAACTACAACTGGTTTTGCTGGAACTGGTACAAACTCCTTAACGATTACAAATGCAGCTGTTTTGGGTAATGGTGCAAAGGTAAAAGTTCTTGCAACAGTTACAAGAACAGTATCAGTTGAAAAAACAAAAACCAAACAAGCGTGTACTCTTACACTTGTTGATGCTGACTCAACTGCTGGTGCAGAATTCGGAACTGCATCTCAACACAAAGAAATATCACTTGGTCGTGCAGACCATTATAAACTCTATGCAGTTCTTGACTCAGAGGATGCAAGTGCAAATCCAGTATTACCTCAAGTAACTGTAACTGGTGTTTCTGGAACATTTACAAAAGGTGAAATAATCTCTGGTGCAACCAGTGGATGTAATGCTGTTATTATAAACACAACCAATCCAATCACATATATTGTTACAAACGGTAAAGAGTTCACTACAAATGAGAAAATTACTGGTGCAACTTCTGGTGCGACTGCAACATTAGGAACTCTAACTGCTGGTTCTAAAAATATTACAGAAAGATTTACACTAGATACTGGACAAAGAGATAATTTCTATGATATCTCTAGAATTATTAGAAAAGCTGGTAAACCAACTCCAGTTGGTAGACTATTAATTGTATCTAACTATTTTTCTCACGGTACTGGAGACTTCTTTAGTGTTGACTCATACAATGCGATTGACTATAAAGAAATCCCAATCTATACTGCAACAAGAGTTGACCCAGAGGTTAGAGAGCCATCTGGTGAATTTGATTTAAGAGACTCAGTTGATTTTAGACCAAGAGTTGCAGATGCAACAATTAACACTGCAACTTCAATTCAAAGTCAGACTGCACATAAAATTACATCAAAGTCTTTTGATTTTAGTTCAAGGTCTTTTGCTGGAACTGGTGCATCTGAAATATTAATTCCAAAAGATAACTCAAACTTCCAGTATGATTTTGATTTCTATCTTGGAAGAAAAGATTTCTTATTCCTAACAGAACAAGGTTTCTTTAAACTTGTACAAGGTATTCCTGCTGAAATACCACAGTTTCCAAAGTCAATCGAAAAGGCTATGTTAATTGCACAGATTGAATCGCCTGCATATGTTTTAGATGTGAATGATATTGTATTCCTAAAGTCTAGAAATCGTAGATATACTATGAAAGATATCGGTGTTCTTGATAGAAGAATTGGTAGAATTGAATATTATACTGCCCTTAATCTTTTAGAAAAAACTGCTGAGTCATTTCAAATTCAAGACTCAAATGGATTGGATAGGTTTAAGTCTGGATTTGTCGTAGATAATTTCTCTGGTCACTCTGTTGGTGATGTTCAAAACGAGGATTATAGAAACGCAATTGACTATGAATTAAAAGAACTTCGTCCAAAGTATTTCATGAAAGGTATCACTCTAAAAGAAGAGAATGTAAATGATACCCAAAGAACAAATGATAATTATCAAAAAACTGGTGACCTAATTACGTTACCTTATACTGATGTGGTTGCAGCCCAACAAGAGTTTGCAACTAGAGTTGAAAATCTAAATCCAGTATTAACATTCCAGTGGACAGGCGTTTGTACTCTTGACCCAACTGGTGATGAGTGGTTTGAAGTAAATAGACTCCCAGCACTTATCATTGACCAAATGGGTAACTTTGACCAATTAGTTGCACAAGTTGGAAATGCAATGGGAACTATCTGGAACGCATGGCAAACTACATGGTCTGGTGTTACAGATGTTACAAGAGAAAATGCTGGTTCAACTCAAGATTGGAGAGGTAGATTTTTAATCAGAGAAACCTTTACTAGAACAACTACAACTACTACTCACCAACAAGCTAGAACTGGTGTAAATACAGAAGTTATTGTTGACATGGACTATGAGTCTATTGGAGATAAGTTAAGGTCTACTGCACTCATTCCATTTATGAGAGCTAAAAATATTAACTTTAGAGCGGAAGGATTAAAACCTCTTACGAGAATGTATCCTTTCTTTGATAAAGTTGATGTTAGTTCTTTCTGTACACCAACTGGTGGTTCACTAGGTGGTTCGATAATTTCTGATGGTGGTGGTGAAGTAAGTGGATTGTTTGCATTACCAGACCCAAACACTGCTGGTAACCCAAAGTTTAAAACTGGTGAAAGATTGTTTAGACTTACATCCTCTAGTAATAATCAAACTGAACCTCAACCAGAGTCATTCGCACAAGCATTATTTTCTTCAACTGGTATTTTAAGAACTGTTCAAGAAGAAATCATTGCAACCAAAAACGGAAGAATTGAAGTTAATAATGTATCAGATACAAGAGAATTTGATACGGATGATGGTGGTGTTGTTACCTCTGATGGTGGAACTGTAATCGGAAGGCGTGACCCACTTGCACAAACTTTCGTTGCAAGTACGCCTGGTGGTGAATTTATTACAAAAATTGATGCCTTCTTCCAAAGAAAAGATAAAGACATTCCAGTTCTTTGTCAGATTAGAGAAGTTGTAAATGGTATTCCAACTGCAAAGGTTGTGCCTGGTGCTAATAGATGGTTGAAACCATACATTGATGGTACTGTTTCTATGAGTTCTGGTTCAACAACTGTCACTGGTACAAATACAAGTTTCTTAACTGGAAGACATAAGATTAAAATTGGTGATACAATTACTATTTCTGGTGCTGGTAATTCTACTTCTGGTGTTTCTATTGACACTAATAACTATGATACCTCAGCATTAGTTGCAAAAGTAACTGCTATTACATCTGAAACATCACTTACAGTTGATACTGTATCTGCAAGAGCTGTGACAAACGTAAAATTATCAAATGTTAACTTAACTGCTAATGCATCTGTTCCGACAACATTTAGATTTGATAGTCCAGTTTTCTTAAAAGATAATGTTGAATATTGTGTTGTTCTGTTTACAGACTGTGAAAGTTATCTTGTATGGATTTCAAGAATGGGTGAAACAGATATTGGTGGAACTAGAATGGTTTCAAAACAACCACACTTGGGTGTTTTATTTAAATCACAAAATAACTCAACTTGGACTGCATACGATTATGAAGATTTAAAATTTACAATTTATCGTGCAACATTTACTCCAAATGTTACTGGACAACTTACGTTGACTAATGATACTGTTCCAAGTCAAACACTTGGTGCTGACCCAATAAGAACAATCAGTGGTCAAACATTTGTACAAATGGTACATCCAAATCATCATATGTATTCTTCATCTAATAATGTAATAATTAGTGGTGCGTCATCTGGAATCACTACAACTCTTGCTGGTGCAATTACTTCAACAACACAAACTGCAATTGTTATTAATGCAAATTCAGACTTTGTTGCAAGTAATGACGGTTCAAATATTTACATTAAGATTGGTGATGAAATTATTGTGGGTACAATTTCTGGTACTACAATTACTGCATCTACAAGAGGATATGATAGCACAACAGCTGCAACACATTTGGTAAATGCAACTGTTGAATTATATCAGTTAAATGGTATTCCTCTTGACCAAATTAATAAAACACACACTGCTGTTGCAAATAAAGATATTGATACTTACACTGTTTCAACAACAACGTCTGCAACTTCAAGTTCAAACCAAGGTGGTAGTGCAGTTGTCATAACTGAAAACGCACAGATGGATGGTATGCAAACATTATTGCCTGCAATTCAATTACCAGACACAGATATTTCCTCTACTGTTAGAACTACAACTGGTACTTCACCTTCTGGTTCAGAAACAGCTTTCAATCTTGCTGGTACATCTTTTGCAAAAAATATTACATTAAATGAAAACTGTTACTTTGATAAACCACAAATTATTTGTTCTGATATCAACGAAACAAACGAACTTGCTGGTCAGAAGTCTTTTTACTTAGATATTAATATGTCAACTACAAAAGAAAACTTATCACCTATGATTGAGTTAGATAGAAAATCTGTAGTTGCATTTACAAATAGATTAAATAAAATTGATAGTGCAACTGATATGGGTGTGACTGCATTACAAGGTGATTATGTATCTTCAGAAGCACCTTCTGGTGATAAGAATGATGCAATCTATATTACTAGAAAAGTTGCATTAGATAATCCTGCTGTTGGTATTCAAGTTATACTTGACATGAATAGATATTCAAGTGCAAATGTTAAATTAATGTTCAAGATACTTCGTTCTGATGATGCATCTGATTTTGATGAGATTGGATATTCATTCTTCAATACTAATGGAGGCCCAGACGAGGTTGTTAACGCATCAACTACTGATGATGATTTTAAAGAATACAAATATACTGCTGGTAAAAAATCAGATGGGTCTGGAACAGAACTTGATGAGTTTATTGCATTTGCTGTTAAGATTGTAAGTCAAGGAAGTAACAGTGCAGAAGCACCTAGAATTAAGGATTTGCGTTGTATCGCATTAGCTACATAAAATGTCAGAATTTAATAAAGTAGAAGGATATCAAGATTTGTATAAAGACACTAGTAGTAAGGGTGTAATAAATACAAATAGAAGTGCATATCTTGCTGCTATCCAGAGAAAGAAAACTTTTGATATGCATAAGGATGGTTTAAGAGATGCAACAAGAGAGATAAATATATTAAAATCTGAGATGCATGAAATTAAATCTCTCTTAGTAAAATTGGTAGAAAAAGATGGCAGATAGAAACGTATCAGCAAGTAACACATTTGAACAGTTTAGAGTTGAGTTTAACGAACTCGCTGGTGACGTAGGTGATGTTGCACTTTTACCATCAAGTATTAACGGTCAAACAGTCAATGATGTTATCGGTGGAATTAAACAACTAAATGATGGTCTTGCGAATGTTCTTTTTCCAAACGTAATTGATTTACCAGATTCATCTAGTGCAAGTTCTGGACGAGTCTTGTTTGGTGCTGGTGATGATTTTCAACTATTTCATGATGGAACAAATTCTCAGATTAATAATTCTACTGGTGAACTACAAGTTAATGCAGATACAATTAAGATAAAAAATGCAGCTTCAAATGAAACAATGCTTGACGCAACAGCGAATGGTGCAGTTCAATTGTATCATGATAATAGTGTTAAACTTGCAAGTACGTCTACAGGCATAACTGTTACTGGTAATATATCAAACGGTACTGTGAATTTAACATTTCCTACAGTTGGGGGTGCAATCTCTACTGAAGGATTTTCAATCGCACTAGCAACTGCGTTAGGATAAAAAGGAAAGAAATATGGCTAATAACTTCGTAAACAGTTTTGCAAGTATTCCAACTGCTGGTGAGTTTTATCAATCTACTGGAAGTGCGACTGATAATGCTACAGGCCCACAGTTAGTTTACAATGCAAACAATGGTTCAAGTGGTGTTAACTCAATCTTAGTTGAGTTAGATGCTTCCAATACTGGAACTGCTGGTGTTGCACTATCTTGTTTTATTCAAGACACTTCTGCAACTCTAGGGTCAATCACAAGTATTGTATCAACAAGTGATGTTGCAACTGTTACAACTGGTTCTGCACACGGATTGAGTGTTGGACAATATGTTATGGTAACTGGTTCAACAACTGCATACGTTAATGGAATGTATAAGGTTGCATCTGTTCCAAGTACAACAACATTCACATATGCACAAAA